TTATTTCTCAATCCATGCAGAGAACACTAGCGGATCCCCGTACGCGTAGCGCCTGTACTCAGAAGTTGAGTTATAGGGCATGTACACTTGTCGGCACCCAATAGCGTCTACCCCCGTTCCATAGACTTTTAACGCCCCTGCAACGTTGATCGGATAATTTAAACTCAGTAGAGCGTTGCTCGATATGTTTTGAAAGTACTCCCCCGGCCCCGTCATGCTGTTTAAATCCAACTCTGCAACTATCGCTACATCAGCAATATGAACAGCTCCTACATCTCCCGCGGTTAGCGAATCCTTAGTTGCCAGCTCGCCCAGTTCAAGATTTTCTCGGGCCTCGGATATGCTCGACACGTCAGATAAGTTATTTTCAATTTTAAGAAACACATCCGGCGTTTCTTTATCTACAGCAACAATCGTTATTGACTTTGTGATACCAGAATTTGCGCCAGCCAACGATAACGTTGTCGAACCTGCGTTACTGATTGATAGCGTTCCGAGGGCTGATAATGTCGCACTCGTTGAGTCTGATGATGATGTGAGTATCGCCTCGGTGTAATTTGACGGTATATACGTAACCGGTACGGTGTAAGTATTCCCAGCGACTAAATTTGCTGGAACATCACCGAACTCGATCCCAGTAAGAAAAATGTGTTGCGTTATTATTGCTGTGGACGCTAGTCCCGTGGAAACACTGGCTATAACGCTTTGTGTGCCGCTGGCTCCAACATTTGCGGAATACCTGCCGTTGCTGTCAATAGTTCCCAGCGCCGGGTCGGATACTTGCCACGTAACAGGGTATTCAGCTGCGGCACTTGATGGCAGGACCATTGCGATCAGTTGCTGGCTAGTCCCCGCATTGATTACGCTGTTAAGCGGCGAAATGATGATAGTTGATGGCTGATCAGGCTCTTCAGTACTCACGCCCTGAATGTAGAAAACGGTGAATGTTGTATTACTGTTGCGATTGCTTGTGTATTGAAAATTAATTGGGTCTCCTGCCAGTACTTGCATATCAATTAATTTACTAAAAGGTAGAAATTCCCGCCGGTGGTGTCCGTGGCCACTGCCGCCAGTCACAAACCCGTAGAATGACGTCGTATCAACAAGCTCTCCATTCGCATAGATTGTGCTGTCCCAACGGTCCCGGCTTTCTACGCCGTCAGTAACGTAGCGACCGATTAGCAATATTTGCACACAGTCAGTTGGAACAGTTAAAGTGGCAACCCCAGACGACTCTAAATAGACTTGTGCAACTTGCAGATTACCGACGCGGCTTAATGAACTGCTAATATCAGTAATACTATTTTCGATGATATCCGTTTTTAATTTTAATCGTCGCGGCGTGATCGCACTAATCGCACTCACCCCCGCGAGGGTTTCTCCTTCCGTTGCTTCGCGCTGAATATACAACTGCCATGTACTTTCATCAGTGCCGGGGACGCTGGTATTATTTGAAGCAAGTGACAAATAGAGAGCATTGTTGTGCATGACAACAACGCCGGTATCGTACGCGAACGCCGCCCCGTTATTATCTGCTGCTGTAATAAACTCAGGAAAACCCGTAGTTTGATACTGCCGAATATTTCGTGTTATCGCATTTAATACGTAATTCATTTCTTTGCGTCCAACAGGCTTGGCGCGGGTGTCTGTCCTCAAGTCACGCTCGTAGTCCCCGCCCCAGCCCTCATTAAAACTAACAAACCCCTCGTTATCTGTTTCGTCTTGAATTGTTTGCGTGTCACCGTTTGACGCGAACGGCACTTTAAAAAATCTGTTATCCAATTTTTATTTCCTTTTCCGGAGTTTCATTGCCGTACACTGAAATTATTTGATTATATAAATACTTTGATGCGAAAAGTTTCCCCCTCTTTTTTGATATGTCATTTTCGCTAAAAACAATCACACCATTCATATTTAATATTTTGAGATAATTTATAAAATTCTCATCAGTCTGTTGGTAATCTATCCTTTCTTTTATCACTGCCAGCGATACCATTTTTTACCTCCATGCTGCGGGTATTTGATTGTAATCTGACAAACTAGACGCATTCGTAAATGTCTTTGTCTTGATTGTTACATTTGGCACTTTATCTATAAACGTAAGCGCACTACCGCGCAATGACCGGCAATTGTTAAACGCCCACCACAAATCCTTGATTGCGCTATATTCAGCAAGCGGGAAGATATCATTGATATCAGAAGTCATAAGCGAGCAATCTACAAATACGTTTTCAAAAATTGTCGCATTCGGTGCGTTATCGAATAACCCAGTTGGCGCAGTTAATATTTTTGAGCAATTTCCGAACGCGATTTTAAATGATGTAACGAACGTATTGTTATCAAACAAACCGGCCGGAATTTCTTTAAGAGATGTACAGAATCTAAATGCAAACTGAAATGTTGTCACTAATGGGTTGTAGTCAAACAATCCTGTAGGTATATATTGCAAACTCCCGCAAGATAAGAATACATAGCTGAAATTAACAACGCGCGTACAATATTTAAATAAATTATCAGGTATCAATTGCAGCGATAAGCAGTCATTAAACGCAAAACTAAACGTAGTGACATTTGGCAAATAATCGAATGCCCCAGCCTGTATTACTTGTAACTCAGTGCAAGCTGTAAATGAGTTAACCATGCCCTGCCTGCTGCCAGACACGCTAATGACTTCTATTACTTTATTTTCAAACGCCAGTGATGAATGATAAAACATGCAGCTATTACTACGCTTTATGGTTATTCTATACGTAACCCCCGCAGTCAACGCGCGAGTTGCATAAACCAATCCCTGGCTATCAACACGATAATCATCACTGTCTACACCATCGCCGTAATCAATCGTGATTACCTCCCCGATGTCGTTTAATTTAAATAACGGCGCTTCAGGGTTGTAAATCTTAAGCATCACATCAGCACCGCTAATTAAGTACGTGAACGTGTAGCTTCTTGATTCAACATTATCTACTGTGCAAGTTGGCGTAAATATCTGTGTCTTTGCAATGACAGAGTAAGCCCCTGATCGACTTACAAGGTCCGTAAATAACCCGTCAGCAGTCGTCGTGACTTCACGTGTAAATGTCTCACCCGTTGATTTTGTGTAGTACAGCGTGACGTCAATACCCGATAAATCTATCGTACTGTCAGATGATGCTATTTGCCCGTGCAGTACGCCGCTATCATTGTCAAAAAATAAGTTAATGCGCCATCCGTAATTAATCAGTTCGCCGCCATCCCAAAACCCGGCATGTTCAAAGTTTTGATAGTATTGACCGAAGCCAAAGGGAATATAGCGAATAACACGAAACTTTAGGCCCACGGTTGCAGGACGCGGTAATAAGTCATATTTGGTCAGTATCAACGCTACAGCGCTGGCTGGCTGTTCAGTGAATACATACATGATTGACGACATGTCATTAGGATCGAGCGCGTAAGCCTTGCCGTTCTCAGTCGCGAACATATCCATCATGATCCCGTTAACTTCGGGAATGGTGCAACGCGTAATTAATTGATAATAACGCAGTCTGCATACCAGGCGTTTTTGTTCAGTCGTTAAAACCACGCTGGGGCATTCAGGAATAAATAAATTAACGCCAAGAATTAAGGCCCACACACTTAAGCCAAAATCATTCGCTGTACGTAAATCAAAAACATCAGTGAACCAGTTATTCCAAAATTCGGTATGCGCTTGGTTGTACCATTCTTCCTTTTTCTGCATTAACGTTTGTATTTCTTCGCTACCGTCATATTGCCAAATGATGTTACGTAATAAATCCATACTGCTATTTATTTCAGGTATTTGTTTTGACATATATTGCGTCCATAAAAAAACCCACCAAAAAAGGTGGGCCAGTAATTGCATTTATTTTATTAAGTAATGTTATCTAATATTGCGTCTGCTAATGCCGCGTTAGATTCATCCATTAAAAGAAGATACGATTTAGAATCCATGTGGAATTTAATTCCGTCCAAATAACTTTCGTAGTTAGTTAGCTTAGTAAGTGGCGTCTCAAAACTTTTGTTGTTACCTGCAAAAATAACCCTTCTGTTTGTTATAACAAGCTCACCTTCGGAAGTTATTATATCTTCTTTCATTGCTCTGGAGCGTCCGCCCCCGCTACCAATTGAAACGCCTTTTGCAACCCTAACGCGGACGCTCGAACCACCTGATGAATATCCTACTGTTTTATTCTCTCTGAGTTTCGCAAACTCTGCAAAGTAAGCGATTTCATCATTACGCAATATGGCTTTTCTTGGATTAGCTGTAGGTAATTCACCGTCATGAACTTTATTAACTTGCTCTTTTGTTATGATATCTTGCCTAGCTCTTTTTTCTTGCGCTTCCTTATCTCTTCGACGACTTCTTCTTAAAATAACAAATAGACCGACTGCTATACCCCCGAATATCATGCCTCTGCCATAAGATTCTATTGCGAAGGTAGAAAACGAGAATATAAGCATGAATACAAAAAGAATCCATAACAATACAGTTGTTAACTTTCCTTTTTTATTTGAATCAACATCTTTATTTTTATTTGTTTTTATTTTTCTAAAAACATAAATCACCAAAGCAATTAAGGCTATCAAAACCACCAGTGAAGAGTAGGGCGATCCTGACGTTGGTGAGGATTGTGCTGCTGCGACGACGCCGCTATTAATTAAGATTAATGTATATAGAAATGTTAAATTAATTCTCATTCTAATGCCTCCATGATTAGTGTGGGAATTTTAACATTGCTTTGCGTGTAAATCATAAATTAATCACAACTGATATGTTTTCTTCTGACAGTGTGGCGACTTCATTTTTCATTATTGTAATTTCGTTGCTGGCCAGCGCTTCGCCACCGCGTGAAATCAAAACTTGCTGCACAAAAAAACCGGGGTGAACAAGACTGATAGCACCGGCGAGCTCGAACGGGCTGACATCAACGCCAGTAACAAAACCCCGCTCACCGTCCAGCTCACCCATTGCGTATGCAATCAAGGCGTTGGGAATAACGACATTCGGGTCTATCGTTCCCTGCGCACTGCGCATGATCACTTTTACTGTGATGGAGATTTCTGCCGGGCGGTCAAACAGGACTATGTACGGGATATCGGCGTTGGGTTCTATCACTGTTACCGATATTGCGCCGTTCCACGCAGCCCCATCGGTTTTATTCTGTAAAAGGCTACGCGCTATATCTTGATCAACGCCGCCATGCACGCAAGCCCACACGCTGTGTGGTTTCATATAAATGCCATCAATTGTCATAAACTCATGACTGATATTTTCAAGAAACGATAACGAATGAACACCGGCAAGGCCGTACAGCCCGCTGATTTGGGCCTCTACCGTCGATATACCCTGATTTGCAAGCCTCAATTTACGTTCTGAGCGTAACGCAACATCGCTTTGCTCCCCGCTACCGACTACAGCCGCATAATCATTGAAGACGGTTTCCCAGCCCAGCACGGCATCAATAACTGTCAGTAATGCCCCCGAGGCGCAACTTACCCCTCCCGCCTCATCTGCAATAAAATCTACCGTAGCCATGCCGGCACTGTTTAAAAGTACGCTGTTAGCACTAACAAAAATATCACCGGTGCTGGATCTGGCCCTTGACCCCGCACGAATCTCGGTTAATGGAATGCCGCGCAATGTGACACTCGGTATGACCGATTTTTCAGGGCTGTTACGCGTGATCCCCAGTAGCGCACAGACGCCATCTAAAAATATACCGGTAGCAAAATTAGGGTTTATTTGATTCGCTAACGTTGCATTATTGATGACAACCGCTCGACGGGCGCTGACCTCGGCGCTGATCAAGCGGCCTTGTGGAGAGTCCGGGTTAGTTGACATCTGTTGGCCCAATGCCGCTTTAAATTCTTCTTCTACTGCTGTTTTTATATCGGCGGTGTCCGGTATGACAATTCCTGTGTCTTCAATGTAATTATAAATCTCGCTCATTATTTATGGCCCCTGTTCCCCACTCTGTTTTTATTGTCGCGCTATAGTAAAAATCATTGCCTGCGCGAGCGATTGAAAAAGACGTGATTTGCTTTACGCCAGTAATAGCCTTGATTGCAGTACGCGCGGCGGCTTCAAATTGTGCAGGCCGGTATTGGTCCCACAACGTTTCGCGATATGGGATACCCTCATCCATCGCGTATATCATTTCATTTCGTTGGGCCAGCATCGCTGTTTTGCAGTTCTGCAAACATGCGGACAGATTAGTAACAACCGCTAAATTTCCCGCTGCATCTAAATACAATCGATGTTTATCGTTTAATGCCAGGCTTAATATATTCATTGGGGGCCTCCAGTATTATCATTGCCGCCTTGTACGCCACTGTGCTTATGATTACCGCCAACGTTAACGCCATTGTGCTTAGCGCCTGCGGCACTGACAACAAAGGAATTACCGCCTGCTGTCAGGGTTATGCGGTCTTCTGTTAATGTAAATTCCGCACTGCCGACCTTTAAACTGATTTCCGCCTCTTTTACGCCGATCCACGTCTGACCAGATTTATGCTGAATAACTAGCGAATCGTCGTGACCAGCGGGCAACTCATAGTCTGCAAAGACATCAGGAATAAAACGCCCGTCAGAAAATTCATGCATGCGTAACGTATTTGGCTTTGATTGCTGGGTGGTTTGCAGGTAAAGAGAAATATCTCTATCGCTGGCTTCTATCCAGCCCCGATCCCCCGCCTTCAGCGGAAACGAGATATTGAACCCACCGCCCCCCAGAGCGAGCACTGGCATACTGGCAACGGTACCGCGCTCTACAGCCTCACCCGCTGTCGTCACTCGACTGATAAGCGGTTGAACCGTGGCACGATTGGTCACGCGGTCGTAGCTGATCACCTGCGCGGGCAGCTGGCCATCTATTCCCTGTAGCATTTTCTTGAAGACGTATTCCAACGTGCCAGATAGCGAGCCGGTTAACGCCGGGTCAATATCGGTTAAAGTAGTGTCTGCCATAGTCCCAACCTCCGACATTCCGCCGTGTGATAAAAAGGTGTGTCTCGGTTACTGATGTCATAACTGAGTTTGTAAATAACAAAGGTGCCATTAGCTGCCGGATTTAAATCACTTTCTATGGTCAGGCTGGCCCCCGGACGGCTCGACGGATCAAGCAGGTATTTCACTTTAACGCCCTCTTCCGTGACCTCAGGGACGCCAATCATGCCGGTGTTTTTATTGAGGGTGACGGTCTCATTGAGTAGCGGAACATCTCTGTTTTTTATAATCAATCGGTCATCATCGATGTAAGCGTTATAGCTGCCTGCGCTACCCAGCTTATCAACCTGCTTTAGCTTAGCCCCGGTGAAATTGTAATTACTGACATTCTTGTCCGATGCCTGAAAATCGAGGGTTAAATCCATGCTCTGTGCAGTGTCGGCGGCTATTTTGCTGAGTGGCACCGTGGCGGCATAACTTGAGCTGAGCATGTCGGTCATAAAGAAAGCCCCGGTACGCGCCTTCATTGTGAGCATGATGTCAGGTGGCTGGCTCGGGGTACATCCGATAATGTCCCCTTCAAAAACCTTAAACGTGCCGTAGCTTTTACGTCCGGCGAACAGAATAATTTTCTTGCGCCTGCGCGGGCGATTGAGCGGTGATGTTTCTGTGATCAGAAAATTGCGGTCAGACTGTTTAAGATTAGCAATTTTTATCGTGCATTCATTTTGTAACGAACCTGCCGTTTTTTGCCCGGATGCTGCTATATAAAGATCGGTGTAAACGTGTAACTTGCCATCTATCTCTATTGATAACGAGATTATGCGCGGGTCTAGCTCCATGATTTACACCTCGGCGGCGGGAATATAATAAAAACGATGGTTATCTATAAATCTTTCATAATGCGGATATTCATCATCGGGGGTGTTAAAGTAAAAGTTTCCATAATTAAGCTGTAAATGCTTGGGCAAGAGTAAGGTATACGGCATTACTCTTATCCCTTTAACTAAGTTTATGCCATTACGAAAAATGGATATACTTAACAAATCATCATTTAACGTATTCAAGACTATTTCATAACGTGAGTTTTCAAGTCGAATCGTTAATGATTGGTTCGCTACTGATTCCAAAATAATTAACTGAGTCATGTTATTTTCCAAATAAATCCCACACCACACCAATGGCAACAGAATTCTTCACCGGTTTTTGCTCTCCGCGATTTACAGTGCTGGTATCTTTCGAGTCTTTAACCTTTCTTGACGTTAACGCCTGATATTGCGTGGTAACAATAACCGCTTCTTTCAAACTCAACGTAATGATAATAGCACCGGATTGATCGGGTGATTCCTCGTGCGGCATCTCAGATAAAATCATATTGGAATAAATTCCAACGCGAGTATTAACTTGAAAGCTGGAGTCACTATACAAAGCCTGTTTAATTACAGAGTACGTGTCTTTATAATGCGCTTCCGATATCCATAACGTAACTTCTATCTCAACTGGCAGTATTATTTTGTGGTCCGTTTTTGTTGAACCATCTTCGATGGGGTGTTCCATTAACTTAGAGCCTTCAAAAACACTGGCTGTCATATTAATGGCGTTTTCAAACATCAGGTTAAAGTCACTGTCATAGATACCGTAAATTTCTGTTCCATTCATTATATTTCCAGCCCGTCTGCGTACTGACTCATTGCATTACCATATTCACTGCCGATGTCACGGGCGATCCCCTCCGCGTCCGTCGCTTGCGTGATCACTTCGATTTTATCGACGCGATTATTAATATTTTTATTCGCTGCTTTGCTGTTAGTAATGCTGCTGCTCGTCATTGTCGTCACACTGCTTGCTGATGCCTGCGCCAGTTGCGCTTTACCGCCATAAGTTAAGTCTACAGGCTCTTCCCACCCTTGCCGCGACTGCCCTGCCGTTGCTGTATTTTTAGCGTTATTAACTTCTTCTTCGCCCGCGCCGAACCAGCCCTTCACAGTCTTCCACGCGTTACCGATAGCTTCAAACCCTTTCATGGCTAAGCCGACAACGCTTGTAATTAATATCTTTATCCCATTCCACGCCGCGCCGACTGAATCCGCGATTGCGCTAAAAATACTATCTCCAGCACCCTCACCAAATAGCAGATCCAGTAATTCTCTAATTTCAGCGCCGAAGTTTTTTAAAAACTGAATAGGGTTAGTTACCATTAAAATTAACGCATCTCCGACCGCGACAATTTGCGCCCAGAGATTTTTCAATTCAGCGACTAAGCCCAGCACCAATTCACCGATCCACGGCCATTTTTTTGATAGCTCACCGATAACTGAATCATTTCCCGCAAGAAAATTCATGACGTCGTCATAGGCCAAAGCGAACGCAGCGGCAATAGCAACCACAGCGGCAACGATTAACAAAATAGGCCAAACTGCCGCTATCGTTGCTGCTGCTGCTTTTAACATCGCGGGTAAATAAAAATCGACAATGATAGCTGCAATAGCAATAAAGAATCCTTTCACGAAATCTTTATTTTCAGATGTCCATTTTGATAATGCGTTCCACTTATCAAGCAAATATTGAAATGTTGGAATTAATCCCATTCCGATATTAGTTTTTAAATCAGTAAAACTCATTTTAAGTGTTCGCAAATCCTGATTGAATTTATCCGTCATCGCGACCTGCTCTTTTGTTATTACCCCCTGCTCTTTCTGCTTTTTAAGTAATTCCTCTACACTCACTTTACCTTTGCGCAGTAATTCTATCGTTCCCTCGTCCAGGCCAATCATTTTCCCGATACGCTGCGCTTTGAATGCGCTCATGCCCCCCAGTGCTTTGCTATAGCGCAATAATGCGGCCTCCGGATCACGGAACCGCTGGGCCATATTGCCGAGCGTGCGCGTGAAGGCTTCAGCATCGCCGCCGCTTTCTGTGATGGTCTTGCGCCACGCGTCCAACGTCGATACGTTGACGTTCATTTGCCGGGCCTGCTTGCCTAGCTCGCTTGTTGTTTCTGCTGTTCCCAATGCAAGGGCTTTGATGCCGCCCAGCGTTAAGGTGACGCCCAATAATCCAACGCCCGCCTTAGCCAGGCTTAAAAATGACGTACCGAGCTTTTCAGCCGCCGCATCGGCATTTGATACCGAGTTTTTTAATTTCTCGGCCTTTTTTTCTGCATCAGTCAGCCCACGATCAAGCCCGGAGGCGTCGGCTGCAAACGTGTAGTAAAACGCCTCGAGCAAGTTCATTATTTTTTCCTTTGCGAGTATTCCATGGCGAGGGATTCATTCATGCGCTGTACTGCGATGATTTCGAAGAGATCAAAAGCCTCTTCTAGTGTGTAGACGTCTCTGAGTTCTCGGAGGGTGGCGCGGTCGGCTCCGACAATGGTTGCGATAAACCCGTCAACGTTTTCGTAATCAACGTTTGGACTTTCGTTGTTAAACCGGTTAAGAAATTTAAGGCCACGCCGTTCCTGAAAAAACTACAGTTATATTCCATCATTGCCCATTCGAGTTTCATCAATGTTTCAAAATCCGGGACATGGTTATTTACTAAAGCGCTTGTCGTTAGTTGGATCTGACTGCCTCCCTCTATCGGCACAGCAACGTAAGCCATCAGCTTTAGCATCAACGCTTCGTTAGTCTTGTAGTCGCCGATTTTAGGCGCGCCAGTGGTCGGGTATTGTGTGACGATTTCACGACCAGCGATGGCCGGGAACTTACTCAGAATGAAGGTCTTTGTGCCCCCCTCGGGCAGGGGGATTTCTTTTTCAATAGGCTCTAACATTATGCGATCACCTGATTCTCAAATTTAAAAATATACGGCTTTGATTTCAACCGGCCCGCGCTGCTCACGCTATTACCGATCATGGCATCAGTAATAACCCCCCCAGATAACGTCCGACTTTCCCCGGATGGGTATGAAATCGACATGGTAATTTCATCATTAACGCTGCGCTTACCCTTCGCTATTCTGTTCGCCTCTGCCAGTATCGCTAAGTTACGATCATCGTCGCTGTTGGGGGTGATGTTTAATGTGACTTGCAGCACTTGAGCCACGCTCCAAGACACCATATCGCCGTTTAGCCCCATACCTACATCCGCGAGTTGTTGAGACGGCGAATCAAGCGGGTCGGCATCATCTGCAAATTGCGTAACGTTAAAACCGGCGGGGAACGTTTTTGAAGCACGAATATTAACAATTGTGCCAAAACCTGAAATATCCATTCTATCTGTCCTTAAATCAGTGCGTGGGTGCCGACGATGCGACGAACGGCATCATCTTTGCTATAAATCAGCGTGTAGACACACTGCCATTCAATCCGGCCATCTTCTGTAGTCGTACTGCGCATGACGGCATCAATCCAGTAGCCAATATTCTGTACTTGCTGCCATGCGCCATCGTCGCCCGCCAGTTGCGTGATATACAGCTTTTGAATAATGTCGAAGGTTTTACCCACACTGATCACGCCATTATTCAGCGCCGCGTTGATTGATTCTTGAAGAGCAGTAAGGATTTGCGCTTGCCCGGAAATATTCGCGGGGATACGGCCAAGTGATAGTTGAAGCGATAACAGCGCCACCGCACACACATCTTTAAGCCATTGTTCGTTAGCGTGAACATTCATATCAACCGGGGCTGTTGCGCCGCCCATCAGTATTCCACGCTGATAAAAATCAATCTTTTGGCCTGCGGTCTGAGTGCGTCCGTAATAATTAATGCGTAATTTATCGTACGTATCTGATAGTAACGTTGTGGTGACTTTTGGAGTCACGCCGGGGATCTGGCGGTACATATAGTTAATGACACTGTTACGACCGTCATAATTTGTCGCTGCCATTAATGTGCCTGGGATCTGATCATCAAAATCAGTATTTTCAGTGGCAATAAGCGTTAAGCCGACACTGGCAATTGATTTCAACGCGTCGTAATACGCGCTTGCACTTGCTGCTGTACAGCCAAGCAGATACATAAACATGACGTTTTTCGCCGCGTTCGCTTCTGCAAGTTCAATGCTTGTTTCTAAGTTATCGTCACTCATAAACAAAAATGAGCCGTAGTTGTTGCTGATATCGTCAGCCGCCGCGACGCTCTCGACAGGGTTTAGCGCAGCGGGTATACCTATTATCGCTGTGCCGTCCGATAATCCAAGCGCGTCAGCAATTTCGCCAGGGTCGATAGTCAATTTTGCTGAGACTGGAACATCTGCGTTTTCACCAATTATTGTCAACTCAAAACGTGCAGCCGTGGCATTGTAAGTCGCTGATGTCTGTGACATGGCTGGCGCGTATTCAATACCTGCGGCACTAATTTCACCTTGTATTGTTCGCGCCACGCTATTCAGTGACTCATCATTTTCAAATGTCATTTCTAGCGTAGTAAACTTTACACCGTCGAGATTTCCGCTGATGGTTCCGGACAGCGGCAAAATATTATCTAGTTTATACGCGCCAGACTTACCCAAAAATAACGAATCACTAATTTCACGTTGATCACGCGCAAATGATATTTTTGAAGGCTGCACAATCGACGGCGAAATATAGCTGAAGTATTTAACCGCTCGTTTGTACTCTTCTGATTCAACGCCGAAATAACTTAATACATTATTCGCGTTGTTAAACTCTAAAGTGGAATCGGGCGAAATTAAATTATTACGTGAAAAAATCCGTAGAATTAATTCACGCGCACGAACAGAATTCCCCCCACCCACGCCGGATATAATCTCGACATACTTACTCAGATCAATAGACATTCTATAACCTCTTTAAATCCTGCTTGTTCGATGATGAACGGACTTAACAACCGGCACTTCAGTTGTATAAATATTTTTATGTGTGATTTGTATATCAAACGTTGGCCGGTCTTCATGACCTGCCTTGTCGCTCGGCACTGTAATGTTTTTTATGCTACCCGCACGGAATATATTCACGTCTTGTGCGAGTAATAAATTTTGAAACTCTGTTGATTGCATAACACTGAAAGCTAAATAAACGAGGTCACCCGCCGTCATAGCAAAAGGCTCATTTTCATCGTAAACAACCGTAGAACTGACTTGATACGTCGGCGTTAAAATCTCAGTGGTTATTCTTTTGATGACCTCGTTTTGTTCGTCGTAGATTTCTTGATTACCCGCAAAGCCGTGATTGCCGTTTGTTATTTTGTGAATATAGAGTGTTTTGTCTGACGATGTTCCTTGCTGGGTCGGCTGGTAACTTTGCCACACGTTGATATCTTCATAACCCCGACTTTTTAACCCCGCAAGTAAACTTGTTCGGATGAGTATAATAAGCGGATTATCTAACACGTTTTATTTTCACCTCCTGACAGACAGCGACACACCAGCCATCCTGAGCCGACCAGTCTTCAACGCTGCCGACTTTCCAGCGCTTACCGTTCCACTTGATTTCATCGCCGCTGTAGTCTCGCTCATCGCCGATTACCGACTGTGAAACAAACCATTCAACATAATCAAATGACTCTTCCAGACCCTGCCGGATCACCTTTTCTTTCGGCACTGCCTGCACGCTGCCGGATAAAATGGGTTTACCCTCTTCGAACACCGTTTTTAAGTTGCCGTTCGCCAAGGTCTCTCGTTGGCCACTGTCGCGAAAATAGACCACCGGCTGGGAGCCAATAACGCCCAGCGCTACGTTTAACAAATTGATACCCGGTATCATTATTCATCACCTCCAGTCACTACGTGCGTGAGCGTCGCTAGCATCAGCCCTGAGTCATTTAACGGCTTGATAGATATCGCGCGTGCGCTCGGTCCCGCCTTGCGCGCACGGGCTTTTATCGTGCTAATGGCCAGTGGCGGGGTGAATATCTGGGTAATTTTCTTGCGAACATCGCCCGCCGCCATCAGCCCCAGCGCCTCCATGACTTGTGCACTGGTGCGAGTCCCTTTTATTACTGCTGTGAAGCCTTTTTTCATATTGCTGTCCCACTCAATTTTTTTCTCATCTTGAGTGGTTCGCATAAATGATCGCGGCGGTATGGTTAAATCTTCGGTGCCTAATTCCTGTACCACGGCGATCCCGGCAACCGGCTTCCCGTCCGCGTACCGCGCTGATTCCATCCATCCAACACGCATTTGCATGCTGTTGAGTTCGGCAATTTCACGACGAATACGCGCTATTTTGCTGCCGCCATCCCCCCGCCATTGACCGGCCATTACCAGAACACCCCGCCCACTTTACGAAAAGCGGTGCGCTCAGGTAAGCCGCCAACATATGCCCCGCCCGCTGATTTGATATTGAGGAACGCCCACAATTGCAAACCATAGGGACTCGTTGACAGCCAGAATTGCCATGCACTGCCAGACGGCGGCGGCGTAATGCTCACCGAGACTTTACTGACGGTCGCGCCGGTCACAATACCGGCCGTTGTCTGCCCCTGCCGGATGAGATAATCAGACCAGACCAGGTGCGCGGTCATCAGATAGATAGCCATTTGATAGCAGTCGCCGCGTAACGTGGGGCCAACGCTAATGAAGCATTGCGCCATTTCGCTTTGATGAAGAATTAAGCCGTCAGGGAAAACAATCACATCACTCATTGCGGGGAAGCGTTCACGGAATTCTACAACACTGATATCTATGGTCATCACGTCACCTTAATTTTTCTTGTCTTTCGATGTCGTTGGCGGCTTTTCATCACCGGTAAAGTCATCATCAATCAGCGGTGCGGACTCGTCGCGGGGTTCCATGTCGCTTGCCACGTCATCGGCTGCTGCGGGTTTGGCTTCAACATGCACAAAACCATTTTTTTTGTGACGTAAAAAAACCGGGTGAGTATTGAGCATGTCAACTTCTGCATCTTCTATAGCCGTCATTACGCCGCGTGGGGTAATGAGATTTTTGGTTGCTACGTTCGCGCCGCCTTTAATTGTTATCGTGCGTTCAATCGCTGGCATGTCATTTGCTGACTGTCCGTAAAATGTGTACTTAACATCCGTTGAAATTGTGGAAAAAACATAGTGCATAGAAACTCCTAAAAATAAAAAAGGAGGCATTGGCCCCCTTGATGTTCAATAGTTACTGTTAAATGCCGATCAGGCGAATAACGAGATACGGACGCTTGAGCAGCACCCCCGCCGTAGCGTTACTGAAATCTTCAACATAAACTTTGCTGCGTTTTTCAACGCCGATCACGGTGAATTTGCTCGGCACGTTTTGCGACCACACCTGACCGTCGTCACTTGAACCGTCATTGACAGAATCAGGGTATGCGTAAGTAACGCTTTCGCCACCAACCGCATCTTTCATCTCCGGCGCTGTGACAAAACGCAAATTAGGATAGTTTTCTTTCACCCACTGGCGCACCGAGTTGCCGTAGGTTGACGTGACGCTCAGATACTGATTAACGCCTGTAGGGAGTGCGATAGTGATCGGCATGGCTTCAGGGTCGATAGTGTCCATACTCGCAACTTGAAGCTCAACTAAAATCCGGCGAATGTCTGCTGTAATTTCAAGGAAGGTTTTGCTCTGCCATGTCGTATCACCACCTGCGCCGGGTGCCGCCGTTAATGCAGGTAACAGGTTGGGTTCATTTAGAAAACCGTAGGTCATATTCTGACCATCGTTGTAGCCGTAAAATCCTACCCGATTACGCGAGACATCTAACGACTGTGCCGCGCTACTGCGTTTTTCCGCTGCTGTCGCAAGGCTCGCTTTAGCTGTGCGGGCTTCTTCAAGAGCGCCGACCGAAAAACCCTGTTCAAAACGTACAATGCTGCGACGCGCATAACCCACTTGCCAAGACGCCAGCGGAATATTGCCGTGGTCAGAGTAAATAGCCGCACTGCCGATAGGCTCCAGCATCCCTTGCACAATTTCTTCATCTTCCCAGGCTCCAACAGTCGCAATGCCGATCAACTCATCAATTTTGCGCGCGGCTGTAATCATGCGTACAAAGCCCGGTAGCCAGGCTTGCAGAAATTGAATAGGCGTAGGCGAACCGCCCGGCATCAACCCCGGTAGTGGCGATGGTGCTAGTCCTGTATCATTGCTGTCCAAGCCCATTCCGCTGATCATGTTGCTAATAGTGCCGCGCGAAATATTAATCCCCAGTCGGCCTAACTCTAAATGCGCGTTGCCAGTGATGTCTTTTGCTGTCAGCGACAACGGGCGGACATTGCGCGGCGCAAGTGAACTGTGAGTAACTGATTGTTTCATTTTTCGTCCTTTCTTAATTAGTCAGTTGCGCGACGATAAGACCGCCTGTCGCGCTGGTCTGCGGGAGTCGGGCTACTTTAGCGTTTGGAACGGCTGCGTGTCCTGCTGGTGCTGCGGTACCCGATGGCAAGGCCAACAGCGCCCCTGTTTCTGTTGAGTAAAACAGGTCGCTACCGACCGTTGTTGGTGTTGATACTTCAACGTTAATAATCGCCATATCGGCAAACTCAGCATTAACGCCGTTTGGTAACGTGTTATTGCCGTCGTCGCCAATTCGGCTTGTGAACATGTGGGCCTTGGGGTTAGCGAGAATGCCCCAGAATGAACCGGTACCGCCTGCCGTGATCGAGCCATCTGACAGCACAGTAAAGGCCCGGCCAAACACGTTATTGGCCGGGTTTTCGCTGTTAAGTACGCCCGGTTTTGCGCGAAGTGGGCCGTCAAATGACACTTCACCGACTAAGCCGAACGCTTGATCAAAGCGGACCGTTTTTTGAAAATTCATTATTTTTCATCCCCTGTCAGGTATTTAGAAATCGCACTACCGCTATCGATAGCGTCGAGGCCGGTGCCGCTGTAGGTCGTCACTGGCGCGGCTTTAGCTGCTTGCAAATACCCCGACAGGCAAGAGAGTTCCTGCCCTTTCGCATGGGTGATTTTCAGCTTTTTAACACCGTACGCAGCAACTTCATTCGTGGTCATGTCGGCGTGGTCAAAGGTGCCAACGTGGCGAGACAGATCACGCGCCAACGCATCACGGCGCGACACTTCACGCATCACGTTTTTAAAGCCATCCCGTTTTAGCGCTTTGATTTCTTTGTCCATCGCATCCAGCGCAGCGGCAGTTTCTTTGTCTTTGTCGTCCTCGTCGGCGGTACCCTCTTTATCCTTATCTTTATCCTCTTCGTCAGCGGTGCCTTCTTCCTCACTATCTTTGGTACCCTCTTCCGGCTCTTCGCTGTCCTTAGTGCCTTCCTCCTCTTCGCTGTCTTTTGTTTCTTCTTCGTTGTCTGCCGTACCCGCCGCATCAACGATTTTTTGCAGTGCAGGTAACATGGCCAGCAATGCGGCCAGTGCTTTTTTTTCTTCTTCTGTCATGTGAATTACATCCTTTGAGTCAAGTGTAAACGCGTCGAGTACAGCGACTTCTGAACCCATACGCCCTTCGTCTACCAGCGACAAATGATTACCTCTAATTTGTCGCTGGATAACGTCGTATTGGTCACCGTTGTACGTACCCGATTGCCATTCATATTTAGAGCGGTAGCCGCACGACAATTCTTTTTTGCCTTTGCGTATCAGCTCATCCATCGTTTGTGAAAAAACCTTGATATTCCCGTACAGAACGCCGTCTTCGTAATAGACACGCTCACCGATCACGCCCTGTACGCCCTTTTCCTCCGCTGGTGTTAACCCTTCGTCCTCTTCACCCAATAACCCCGGTGGGTGGTCATCTGTCCACGGCAGCAATTTGAACGAGTCGATACATGCGGGGTCTGATAGCTCATCCTCGGGTCTGTATACGTAATAAATCTTGCTGGGGTCAGGTGCGCCGGGAATGTTTTTGCCGAGGTAGGCATAAATACCGACTTTGCTTAAGGGGTTGTTCGGGGATTCAAACCAGCCGTTTGTATCAATTGAGCGTTCACTCATCGTCATCACCAAAATCAATTATTGGCCGTTTGGTACACCGGCAATAGGGGAGCTGTCCGGGAGTCCCGCGCTCACCGGTTCGCTTATCAATAATCGGCGGGTCGTCTATATCGAAAATTCCACCGTTTAGCCCTGCTGGCCACGGCAACATATGGTGTTCGCGTGGGTCATTGCTGCCGCCGCTATGAACCCACTCAAATTTACGAATGCCCGCGGATTTCATGGCCGCTGTTGAAATGCCGTCGTACACTTTGCGGGTTTGATCAAGCGCGACGTTTTTCGCCCAGTTACGCACCTTGACGCCTCTTTTTTCCAGTGCTGGCTGTAAATCCTGTAGTCCACGACCGGAAGAAATAGAGCGCATCACCTCCGCGCCGATGTCGTCCAGATATTCACTCGGTACCCGCTTGATCAGGTTGGCGGCTTCATACCCTTTCGCCTGAATTGTTTCTTTCACTGTTGGCGATAACATATTTACTTTGATTGATACCCCCTCCCCGATTTCCTCCAAGCTGCGTTTAACGTCGCTGCCTGCGTTACCCGAAACCCGCTCCAGCATTCGGGCCGTCGCTTTATCTGTCATGTCATTAAAGACGCTGTTAAATCGCCTCCGGAGCCGGTGCAGCAATTTCGCAGCACTGTTAGCGAGACTGCCGTCCAGCGTCGCACCGTCCAGAACGGGCGAATCTGATTGTTCAAACAGGCGTTTTATTTCTGATTCAGATTCAACGCGGAGTAGATCAAAGGTGCGGGTAACAGTGTGCTGATATTCGCTTCCGGCGCTGACTGACATAAACAGTGTTGCGCCACGTAGAATGCCGTCCTTAGGCTTAGGCGGCTGACGTCTCGCCATTTTGCGTGGTGTTTTCGCCATTGCCCTCCCCCTCTGTCGGTAGCTCTGGCTCTTCCGGTGGCTCTGCTGGCGCTATACCGCTATACCCGCTGTTTTTATCGGCCATGAGCCGGTCACGGACATCGTATTGATCGAGCGCGCCGGAATTCACCAGGTTCAAATCTGCACGGCTGTTGATTTCGTTAATCTCTGCGTATTCTTTGGCGGTCGGTGAGTCGAGCGACTCCCAATTAACACAAGTTTCAACAGGCTTAATATTGAGTTCAGGCGCAACGTGTGAGCGCATCAGTAGTAAGTGATGTCGCTCCAGTAGCGGGGTTAAGTCGTGGGTCTGTAGGCTTTCCAGTCCTTCTCGATAGCTGCCCTCTTCGTACTCGCCCGAGCTAGCCCACCCTTTAGGCTGGGTTTCGAGTAGCTTGGTCGCCGGGACATCAGCACCGGCAGCTACAAGCTGATACTGCGTCATGATCAGCGCGTCAAAGTCGGCAAGGGAAGTATCAAACTGCTCTAAGCTATCTTCTTCGTTATCAACAATTTTCACGCCGTAGTTGTCGCGGTATTTAATCCATGTAGCCATATTCTGATTGAACGCACTTTCGTTTGATAATGCCTTAGCCGCATCAGTTTTAAATATCGTTGTTCGCTTGCTGAGTGCTAACTGAGGGGCTTCGTTAGCTGTACGTTCTGAGGCGTAGACGCGCTCCATGATCTTCTGCGGCACCGGCACACCGCCGAACAGGTAACCAGGCTTCAAGATGTTGGCGACGGGATTAGGGATAAATATCATCAAGTGCGACCGATGGTACTTTTTGCCATTAATTATCCAGTGTGTTGGATTGTAAAAATTGGGTGATGTCGGATCTGTTAATCCTTCTGCGTCTAAATCAGGCGTACACCAATGGGGGTCAATTTGTACCACGCCCTTGTAACTGTTCTCCGTTACGCCATCTTCATTAAACGGGTTTTGATAATATTCGTCGTCGTCACTCTCAACGCGAAACAGGGCGACACGAACCCCGAAAATACGCCCGAAGGTGACAAAATCGCGCATCTGTTTATTGATGTTCATTTTTTTGTCGTAGCGCTTCAGCAGCTTTAAGGCATCCGGATCTAACTCTTCGCCGCCCTCGCCTTGAATCGTATAGCCCTGCCGAATCGCATCGCGGCCCGGCATGGCACAGGCTTTATATATTAACCAGTGCTGCGCAATGATTGCGCACATGGTGTGGCCGATAAAGTTACTGTTGGCATACCACATAAACAAGCTGTCACTGACCGTACCGCCACCGCTCACGTGCGGGGACTGTAACGCCCCGCCGCCGTCCATGCTGTCCAATGTACCAACTGTTTGGGCCACCGGTTGAGTATTGGCAATGTGGCTTATCTTCCCCTGCAGCACTTCTGTAGCCGTCGCGCTATCGTCTGATTCGCGGTGAGTACTAAAGAACCCTTCACGCACTCGCTCTGGCTTTTGTGGTTCCTCTTTTTTCTTACGTTTAAACCACCTCATCATTGATCTCGCCTCAAGTGCCATAAATCGCACAAACAAAAAAGCCGAGGATAAAAACCCCGGCTCTCGTTCAAACGATTTGATTGATTGTTAAAGTAAAGTGCTTGCCGTTAATTCACTGATTGCCATGAGTTTGTGTGCTATTTACGTCGTGACGTGTCACACGATGCCGCAACGTATTGAAAGCAATATTTAGCATTTTGAATACAAGTTCGCTTAAGAGTCATTATGTTAAATAGAGCAAAAAACGAACTATCCAAAAGTGGAGCGCCGGATTTTTTCAGGTGCAAAACAAATCATCACAGTGTCGGCGTGGTTGGGTGAGCGTGTGCCCGATGGCGCTTTATCGACAATGATTTTCCCCGCCCCGTTAATTGTGTAAGTTGGCTGGCTCAATTCTGCAATTAGCTTTTCTTTTTCCGGCAAGTTTTCGTCAATACTGATTATCTCGTCCGGATCAAATGGCATACCTTTGACCACAGCGCGGTAAGACTCTTGGAATCTCATACGCAACGCCCACCACCCCTGCGCCTTACGATTTGCGAAGTAGTCTTTGTTGGTTCGTGCGTCTTTTTTCGTGTCCGCTTTGAATACAGGCTTGTCAGGGTAAATAACTTCACCGCTGCCCCGGAAGGGCTTTATCTCAACCTGCCGCTGTCCTGCTTTCTGTCGCGTCTCATTGATAACGCGCCCATCACCACGGCAACCCGCGCCGAGGCCGTCAGCGTCATAGAGCAGATAGTCACAGTCATTCTCATCACTCAATATCATTGCGTCTTGCGTAGTTGCGTAAATATCAGAGCCTTTACCTGACCAGGCTTTTAAGCGGTCGAGCAAGACACCGGTTCGGCTTGAAAATGCGTTAAGGTCAATCCCTTCGTCCGCCACGTCCAGCGCGCCAATGCGTGCGCCCGAGGGCGTGATACCCAGTTTCGTATGCGCCCCGATAGCGGCCTGCACCCATTCAGACGGAATTAGAATACCCTCGGCGGCGGCGTTGTAGTTGAGATCTAATTCTTGTGCGACGATGACCGGGTTATCTATTTTTTCACATTCTTTCTTATACCAGGCATCGTCTTTACGCGGGTCACTGCGCCAGTGAAATGTGAATACCGGTATTTTCCCGCCGTGCCGTTTCTGCGCGAAGGGGTTGTTCATGCCGTTGACTGACGAGAGATCAATACGGCAACGGGTAGTTTGTGACAGCGCCGCGTCTATCAAAAGTGGACGCAGTAGGAACGCGGATTCATCAACAAGATAAAGCGTGGTACGGTCACCGCGCCCGATATTATCCCCCGCCTCGCCTTTGATGATTGAGCCACTATCAGGGAACTCAATTCGCATATAAGGGGCGTGTTTCTTGTCATTCCACGAACCGCGAAATTCAGGCGGTAAAGTTTCAATAAATTTCCGCGTTTTCCAGAACAGCGCTTTCGGGTCGCCGGTGCTGTCTACGTATTCTTCTTTGCGTGAGCCGAAGCCGATCACCATTTCTTTATTGAACAGGCATAACGCGCTGGCCATGCCGACCGCTGTCCAGCTCAGGCCCATTTCACGGCTTTTCTCAGTGATGCCGTTTTCCATCCGTTCCCGCCTGTCCATAATCCAGTGGATCCACTCTTCCTGTTTGGGAAATAAAAGGAATGGGATGGTGACAGGTAGCCCGTAATCAAGGTTGCGCGGGTCGGTGGTCATACCCCAATCAATAATGAACTGAGCGGGGTTGTTGCGGTAAAACGTCCGCATGGCTGGCAGCATGTCAGGCTGTTGACGTATGCGTTGTAGTCGCTCCATTCTCCACTCAAAAATCTGGGTGTAGTCCGGGTTCTTGAAGTCGAACGGAAACGGTAACGGCATAATTTTTCCATAAAAAAAGCCCGCCGAAGCGAGCCTTTAGATAAGTTGACGATATTTAGAGAACGTTTATTTCTAAACGCTTACCTAGCGCCTTAAGCGCCGCTTCTATCGTGTCGATTTTTGTCGTGTGCCCAAGATTAACAATGCGGTTAACGTCTTGCGGGCGTGTACCCAGGCGACGGGCAAGCTCTGCCGGTGTTGTTCCTGTAGCCAGCATAGCGTTAAGCAATAGCACTTTGGCGGCCACGCTTGCAGGCACCTCGATAAACTCCTCACCGTCTGTGCTTGGCATGGGTACCGGGCGCTGGTCTTCAAAATAGAAATCAAACGACGTTACAAGGGCGTCTTGCGCCAATGATAGCGCTTCTTCCTTTGTAGCTCCGCCAGTTAATGCTTCTGGTATATCCGGGAACGATATACACCACCCGGTTTCGTCATGCTCAAATTTTATTGGATATCGCATATTTGACTAAGTGAATCTCCGCGAGTAACCAACCCCGAAGGGCTGGTTTATTATTTAAGTCCAAGTTGCTTAAGAATCGCTTTTCTCAGAGGCTCCGGTATTTCTTTCCCCGGATGTCTTGGCATTATCGTTTGCTTGCCGTTTAAGAAAATCTTCAAGTGATTAGTGCCATTCGAAAATTCAGCTCCTTGCCCCGCTAGCCAACGCTGGAACTCGCGTTGTTTCACTTCCTCCTCCTGTTTATTTAACTTGAAACAAGTATAAACATTTTTGCTTATATGCGCAATAGAAGATTAAACATTTTTGTTTATTTATTACTGACACTATCATCACTACACTAAATTGCACGAAAAATGACTTTTTAACATAATGGATGTTACACGCACCAAGCGTATAGCACTCATCAACATAATGAATCGAAAGGCTTATTTGTCAGAGTTAATGATGCAGAATGTTAGAAAATCGAGTGCATAAATGATGCATAAATTAACCTATATTTTGCATAGAGGTTTTACTCGTCGAACCGGCTATTTCTGGACGTTTACCAAAATTACCCCATCAGCTTACGATATGCCTCGGCGGCTTCATCCGGGGTTAGGTTTGACGTTTGGATAGGGCCACCGTTCGCGCCGGTCAATTCGGTTTTCTTCGGTGCCTCCCAGCCGCGCATTTCAGCCAGTTGCTTGATGGCAGCTTTCGGATCATGCAGCTTAATTTTTAGTCCGTCCTTGCCAGTGGATAATTCAGCGACGGCAGCCAGGTGTTCGGGCTTAATATTCTTGGAGTCCTTAAATTTCCACGACGCCTGAAATACCGGTTGCCCTTCCTCGTCCTCACCAATCTGATAATTGCCAAATGTGGCGATATCATGAATTGTCGTGCGCCCCATCAATGTTAGTCGTTCCATCGCTTCCGTGTAGGTCATGATGGCCTCGTTAACTGTTTCGTGCTGTACGGACTGGAGGAAGGCTTGAACGTTATGATTTGTTAAGATTTGACTGGCTGACGCTCTCGCCCCGTCATCAGTCTTTGCCTTACCGCCAGCCTTTCGATATGCACCGGTCTGGTTAGCACCATCGAGTAGTGCTGTAACGAATTTCTTCTGTAACTGCGTCATGGCATCAAAAAGCGCTTTCTGCTCAGACGTCAGCGTCTTTTTCATATCCATTTAGAACTTCCTGCTAGTGATTGAAATATAATGCCGGGGATTTTAAAGACCACTCGATATCAATACAGCGTGTTTATGCTGTTTTTCGTGTTGGCCATTCACCGATTTCAGAATTAAATAAAATGACGCCTGCTCGTTAGTCGGCGGCGGAGGTGGAGGCGGTGCGGCTGGCCTCTTCACTGTATCGCCAGGTTTGTACGGAGGCGGCGTAGGGGCTTTACGGCTCATTTCTGCTCTCCTCAATCTTGCGAATGCTCGCCTTATCCATATTGCACAACTCAATAACTGTTAATAGCGTGTCATTCAGTAGCAAGCTGTTGCCCCATGTTAGCTCGTCAGGGATGAGCGGCGGCATACAATCAGAAAGCAGGCTGGCGGGTAGGGGTACGTGCGGAGTCTGTACGTATTTTATTTGCGTGATTCCGCAGGCGCTCAACAGCGGCAACAGGAATAGAACGAGTAGCGCATTCGTCCGCACTGATATCTTTTTTAATTGCAGTAATGCGGATTTCACTCTCACTGATAACGCGCCTTTTCTCATGATCGCTTGCCTTTGCAATATCGTTGAATAGACGAACTGACGTGGTGTAGTTGCCGAGTGTGAATTGGGCTACATCCCTTTCTCCAGTCAGCGTAGTGTTGTCTTTTTCTAAACCAGTGGCCTTATTCTGATAATGAAATGCCAGAACGCCGAGACAGATAGCCACTAGCAGCGCACCGATTAGGCCGTATCGTGTGATTGTCGTCATAATGCACGCCGGACTAAAATGATACCCATGTATCCAGCACCCCAACGCGTATAAAACCACATCCTGCGCCCTGTTGATGGACGGTGAATCTCTTGGCGAACAACGCTAATTGAAAATAAGCGCCACCACGGCCATTTTTGTGGCCCGTGTGACGGCCTCATATCTTCTGCAAAATGCGCTGTTGATAGCTCAAATTTTATTTTCATGCTGGGATTTCCACATGCGGCGCATCCAAAAACTTGGCGGGCTTGTCATTCGGGTTATCTGTCCATGTGATACCGAAGCGCAGCTTAACGCCTAACTCTTTACCGGCGTGGTGCATGGCATCCAATACCGGCAACCAGCATTTATAATCATTCCAATCGGCACCGGTGGGGAGCAGGTCGATAGCGTGGCCGGTAATATGGCGGCTGTTCATCGTCTGCGTTTTTTTTGGTACTGCGTTGAAGAGTTCGCGCTGCCGTTCTACTGTGCG